CAAGCTTAAGCCGTTAGAGACACGCTGCGACAGCTGCCCCTCAAGGCGCGCCAGATCGAGCGCTGCGATCTCACTAGCAGTGCGACCGTACGTGCTCGCCAAAAGCTCTTGTTGTTCAGCTTCTTTCACAGCTGCATCTAGCGACTCACCCATCTGGTCAGATACCATCGACAACGCAGCGGCGTACTGCTTGTTGAAAGCTTCAAGCTGTTCCCGGCTTTTAATTTCCCCATCTGCGGCCGCCTTGATTGCTGGTTGTTTCGCCAGAAGATCCGCTTGAGCTTTGGTCAGCTGTTCAGTTGAAATCAGGCCTTTTCCATACAACTTGGAGAGTTTTTCCCATTCACCGGAAAAACTGCTGGTAAGGCCAGCTAACTCAGCCAAAGTCGCGGCCTGGTCCTTTTGTTCCGCAGCTGCCGCCTTCGTTTTTGCAGCCAACTCAGATGCACTGGCGGCCAACTGCTTATTTTTCTTTAAAAGTGCCGCCATCGTATCGATGGACGCACTACCAGTACCCTCCCACGCCTCGGTAATGGTTTTAGCTGCAGCAGACCAGTCGGCACTAATGTCCGCTTTCCACATACGACCGATTTCAGCAGCTTGCTGGAAATCACCCTGGAGAAGCGCTACTGCTTGAGCTCCGGCGGCACCAAGCGTTTTTCCTACTGTCGAGAAAATCTCGACAACACCAACCCCGGTTATGTAGAGAGCTTTAAGGCCAGTCCCGATCGCTGCAGCCGTGTTTTCCAGCCTGTTGCCAGCCAGCATAGTGTCAAGAAACTGACCTGCCAGAGTGCTTAAGGTAGGAAGCAGTTCATTTGCCATCGTTTGCGCGACCCCTTTACCGGCCAGCTTCACAACGTCCAATGTATCGTTGAAGTTTCCCGCTGCATCGACGGCATCCCTGTCAAGGGAAAGGCCCAATTTGCGCGCCATTTCATCCATTTCACGCAAGCCGGCCGATCCTTCATTCAGCATCGGAATCATGTCTGCGCCCGATTTTCCAAACAACTGAGTTGCCAGCGCCGATTTAGCCGCGCCGTTTTCCATGCTTGCGAATCCGTCGGCTACCTCGTAAAGCATCTCTGTATTGCTTTTAAGAGTGCCGTCCAGGTTCTTCGAGCTGATTTTTAATCGCTCAAAGGTTTCATTTCCGTTGACGATATTTGCCGATAACCGGGCCATGGAGGAGCCGAGGGCACTGCTTTCCATTCCCCCCTTTTGGAAAGCAAGTTCAAGTCCTGCAAGTTTTTCTACTGCAATACCTGTCTTTTGCGACAGGTCATCAGCGGCATCAGTTGCATCAATGGCGCCCCGAATCATATTAGAGAAAGCGTCTATTGCAAAAGCCCCTGCAGCAGCAGTAGCAAAGCCAATCAACGTCGACTTTAGGCCGCCGAGACGCGAATTAAAGCCGTTGATCTGTCCCTCAATCCCTTGCAAAGAAGATCCATTAAGGCGACGCATCGCATCGCTGACTGTTTCAATTTCACGTTGAGACGATTCGGCACCGTCGACGTTTAGTGTGATTGTTGCTCTATTTGATGGTGTATATGACATGTCATAACCTTATAAAAAAAAAGGCGCCCTTACAAAGGACGCCAATTAAAGACCCGCATGCTGTTTCCTCATCCACCGCGCCCGCGGCAGCATGCGGATTACAACTTAGTTTTTAGGTACTGCCCCGATTTGAGACATGTATTCGTTAAAGCAAACAGTGCGAAGACCTGGCTCATCGAGAACCTTTTCGAAAGTTTCAGGCCCGAAAACCATTGAAACGCCTTCTTCATCCAGAACACCATCCCAATCCTGAACCACTTTACGCAGGAAATCTTTCACCGATTCGCTTTTGTTCGCCAGTGCTTCATCGATTTCAGATTGAGTCAGGCGTTTGCACACCAGGCTAAAACTGAATTGCTGGCTTTCGCCTTTTTCATCCTTGATCGAGCCAGAAACTTTCACGAGGATGGTTTTGTAAGAAGTCAATCGAAAAGTCATTTTATTTCCCTTTGTTATTTACTACGTTAATTAATCCGGCTTAGCGAATTGCTCCATCGAGCATCACACGCGCAGTCGTTGATAAACCCGATTTCGACTCAGACAAACAACCCACAAGGGTATTGCTGCCTGCTGTCGTGGTGATACGTCGTGCACTGTCATCCCAGTACACCTTTGCACCAGCTGATCCGGTATCAGCGGTTACAGCAGCAAGGTCAAAAACCCCCTTACGTTTCAATTCCACTGCTGTTCCCATGGCCGCATCACCCGAAGCCACGCCGAATACCACACCAATCTTTGCAGCTTGGCCGCTAGTAAGTGGATAAGGCGCAATTACGGTGATTACTTCGCCACGTTGCAAAAAATTTTTCATTGCTCTCTTTCGGTGAATTTTTCGCTAGACGCTTATGCGCCGGTAGCTTTGTAAAGACCGCGATAATCGATTGCCTTGGTAGCGAAATCGAGTCGGCATTTCATGCTCACAGCGTCGACGTTGAAGCTGTTTTGTGTTTCAAGCACTGGGCCGTCAGCACCGTCCAGGTAGCAATATTCAACGGTATCGATCTGGCTGTTATTGGCCGCCGCGTACCATGCCGTCGAGCTGACACTGTCGAGCAGCGGCTCGACGATCGGCTCTAGGCTCGAGCGGCCACCTTGGCGGAATTCGTTCACATCGGCGGCACGCGCCGGCACGTAGTTCGCGCTTGTCAGCTGATAGGCGATTTGCTCCAGCTCGGCCGGCACGATCAGGTAACGCGGACTGATATTGAGGTCTTCAGACTGGAGGCCTTTTTGTTTGCGCATCGTGCTGCGCATCAACCCCAGCGAGCTCAGCTGAAGTTCAGAGGTCGAGCCGGTGAACAGGTTCTTGTGATCAGCATGAAACAACGCTTTACCGTCAGACATCGCTGCATTGCTAGTTAATTGGGAGTAGACAAGGCGATTTTCCAAGCGCGCGGCAGCGGCGCCAAAGCTCGTAAGCATCGTGTCGAAGGCACGTAGATCGTCGTTCACCATGGCCTGGCGAGTCAGGGCGACAATCCGGCCATAGGTCAGCAGCTCGTAAGTCTCACCGTTATCAAGCATCTTTCCATACTGGAATTCGCCATGTTCACGAACCTGCAGCAGCTCGGGCGCGGCGCTTATCTGCACAGTGCTGATAGGTTTGAAATTCAAAACATTTGGAGCACGCCGCGCCCAGACTTTGTAGGAAGCTGGATTTTCTTCGTAAGCCTGACGCATGCGCTTATTGCCGACATTGGCCAGGATCGAGGAAAAATCCGATACCCCCATGCCACGACTCTGCATGGCTTGACCGGCCAAGGCCATGCGGTCCAGGCCACGCACGTTCACGCCATTGTCCTGCAGGTGCTCACGTGCCATTTCGAGCACCGACATGCTACGGAAGCGATTGCCGTTATCGGTCAGTTTGGTGGTTGGGGAAATACGGTGCAGCAACGCATTCGCCATGCCTTCGGCAGCCGCTTCACGCTTATCACTAGGAATATTGGACATAGTAGTTTCAGATCTTGATGGGGTTGGGACTAGAGGCAATTGAATTGGTGCTGCCACTCGCTCGATAAATTCACAGGGAGAGCCGGAAGGATCAAACCCGTGCCATGACCCTGCAATCGTTTCCGGCATGTTAACGACGCCAGTTAATACCCGAGTCTTCTGCGTCGCTGATCAACGCAGCGATTTCGGTATCGAGTTGGTGAATTCGCTCATCGAGGCGCTCTGCGTCTTTAACGCGCTGCGCATTGTTGATGGTATTTTCCGACCACTCCATGCCTTCGATTTCCTTGAACAGGGCATCTTTGAGTAGTGGCGCGAAAAGCGCACAGAGGGCTTGATCAACGTCCTGTGTGCGAAGGGATTCACCACCGGGCTGTGCCGCACCAGTGATGCTCATATACCGCGCCATATCGTCTTGAGTGAGGTTTCGCGGATTACGGAATTTACTCAGCGTCTCATGCAACGCTTCACGGTATTTTTTTGAATTTGAGGCCAGCCAGGCGCTCAACATTTCTTTTACGTCTTCTTTGCTGGTTGGAGCGGTCATCACCCGCACACGCTGGCGGCGCAATTCCTCGACCTCGGTTTGCATTCCCTTCAGCTTTTGCTCCAGTCCTGCCACTGAACGGCGAATTGAAGCGAAATCGAATAAACCCATTTTTGACTCCCTAAGTTGCAGCGCGGAAGCGCTGTCTTGAAAGTCATTATTTTCCGCTTGGGTTAACGAAATTACCGCTTAAAAATATTTCCGAGAATTTGAGCAAGCCTGCGTGCGGTGAGACTTTTCGAACGGTTGTATCTTGTTGCAAAGAAAAGAGCCTCATCGAACGCGCTTGTGCCAGGTGGCGGCGCGTAGTCATCACGCCATACATTCCAGGCACCACGGGTGATGAATTTGTTCCATTCCGTTTCAAGTTTTTGCGAGCCTGTTGTACTTCCATCAGCATCGATTAAAGCCGCAGCCTTACGCAACCAGTGATCACGCCGATACTTTCGTAACGCCGTGTGGGTGGAGGGAAGCCGAAAACAACGCTCAAGCGAAATTACACCCCCAGTGCTGAACCAAAGCTCAGCCCCCTCCTGTAGTAGTGCCAAGTCACTTTTTGTCAAACCACCATCGGCAAGATGAACCAATGCCAATAAAGAATCGCCACCATCAATTTCACTTACATCGTCTACGTCCCGGCCCTCAGGAGCGCGATACTCTGCCGCTGTGCGGCGCATGGGTGTGCTCATTATTCCCCCGCAGTGACGACAGAAGGCAGGAAACGATAGACGCGAAGATGGCCGATAGTAGGTAATCGCTCTTTTCGCGTAGGCGTGGTGCTACTCTCAGGCATCAAGTAGCCCTTTTCAACTAACAATTTTGCAACCATTTTGGGGTCAAAGCCTTTGCAGATTTCAGCTTTGAAGACTTCTGGTAAGACAAAATATTCCTGCTCGATCTTGTCCGATTCGTCGGGGTGAATAACATCACCGTAAGCTTTGTGATGATCTTTATGGGAGTTGATGGCCGTACCATCGCCACTAACCATACGACGAAGCCCAGCACGGTTAATCGTGTTTGGCGCGTGGTCGTCACTCGCCCTGTGCCAAGCTGTGAACCGTGCATTTCCATGAGCTTGGAAAAACGCACCTACTTGCCGCAATATCGACACATGCTCGACGTTGCCCGATCCTCCACGTCCAACCAGCCAGGTGGTGAAGCAGGTACGTGCTGCTGCGATCGCTTCTCCTGCATCCCATCCGGTAATGCCTTGAGACGTTGCCATCTCTCCGGCCAAGCCAACTAACGCGAAGCGTGCCGCAACCCGGGTCACCTGCCCATGCGAATACGATGGGCACATTTCACGCACCAGCTCGGCTATGCCGATCGTAAGAGCCTCGGATATGTTTTCGTAATCGCTTACTGCATATTCAATCAACGCCATACCAGCTGTGCCGTAATACTGACGAGACATCTTGACCAGGTGATCCGAGAGAGTTGCCCCATTCTCAAAGTCATGGAGTGTGTCAAACACGCCCAAGCCTTTACCAGCATCGGCAGCTATATGCGCCATACGGACGTCGTGGCCAGCCTTCGAACCTTTTCCAGCTTGCTCCATGTGGCTGCTCAGACTCACTTCGCCATCTGACAGGAAGAGCAGACGCCAGCTGGCCACCTTGCGAGCAGTGGCCGATTGCGTTGCACGTGCTTTGCCTGTCTCGTTGGCCAGCATGTAGACGGTATCGCCCAGTGATTTCGGATCGACCTGGGCAATCTCATCGAGCAGCAATAGCGCGTCACTATGTTGGGTCGCGGTTGACTCCAAAGCATTGCCAGTGGCATGCCAGCTTCGGGGGTAGTCGCTACCACCAAAAACAGATCCTGCTACCTTGAAGGCGGTACTTTTACCGCTACTTGAATCGCCCCATATATGGAAGCCACCAGACGAGACGTGCGCCAAGTGCATTAGTGGCGCCGCGAAGGCGGCTGACAAGCAAAACAGCATGCGTGAGTTACCCCGGCAATGCGTTGAGACGTTGGCGCGCCACTCGTCCAGCGTGCCGCGCTGCCGGAACTGCGACACCACCCCACCGGCGGCCTGAAACATGACAAGTTCATCGCTTTCGCCTATCGTGCGATCGGGCAGGACGTAGACGCCATTGTGCCAACCGATTCGATCCGTGCAGCGGACACGGCGGTCAGTCTTCTCGGACTGAATGTAGACGCTCAGCTGGTTTTTAGCAGTCACGCCAGCGCCGATCCGCAATCCCATGCTCAACAGAATCGCGCGGTATGCAGTTCCATCGCCAGCCAGCATGCTTGCCGGCATTGCCCAGCGCTTCGGCTGGTTGTCGCCATCGGGGAATTCGAGCAGGTAGCCCCACTCACCATTTGCAGAATCTCGCGATTGCGCCGTAACCTTCAACTCGCTACATATCCACTGGGCAGGCAACGGGTCGCCATTCTGGCTGAAGCCGTGGAACCATACGCCCTTTTCATCAACCGTAAAGAACGGACGTGATGAAGACTCGCGTGAAGGCGATGCCGGCCTATCAGAGCGTTTTTTCTTTTCTGCCTGCGACTTCGCTTGCGCCTTCTCTTTTTGGGCCGCCTCGGGTTCTTCCTGGGCGAGTGCAGGCGGGGCATGCGGAGTTTCCTCAGTGGCAGCAATGGCGACTGCAATTTGCTTCCTTACCTCATCTTGCCCAGCTGCCGCAGCGAGATCGTTAAAATCAGTTGCGCCACTGGCTAGCCCTGTCGGCTTACACCAGAATGCCTTTTCCGCTTTAGCTGCAGCAATGGCCGCGAGAACACCGGGATTTCTACCCCGGCGTTTTTCAGTGTCCGCGTCGTCATCCGCACAAATTAAGATTTTTGCAGTGGGGTGCAGCTTGCGGATCGCGGCAGCAACATGCTTAATATTTCCTGCATTGAAAGCCACGACCGTTGCATAGCCCGTCGCCTGGTGAAGTGCCGCAGAAGTCGCATACCCCTCGGCCAGCAGCAGCCAGGCGGCCGGCGCAATCTGCCCGATTACATGGAAGCAGCCAGATACTTGCCCATCCTCGAGGAAAAACTTTTCACCAGTCGGTTTGATCCGCTGCAAATTACGTAGCTCGCCAACAGCGGAATACAGCGGCACCAAGGCATTGCCCTGCGAGTAGCGCACGCCATGCCCCATTACCGCTTTACGCTCCAGGTACGCTGACGCTCCGTCGACGGTTGCTTTATCCCAATCGACTTTGGCCTGTTTTGCCGCCACCGCCTGCAACTGGGCCAGTTCGGCGGCAGCTGCTCTCTCAGCCTTAGCACGTTCAGCCTTGACCTTGTCCAGTTGCGCCTTGGTGGGGGGCACAGCCGGTGCATACTCTTTCGCATCAAACCCGCTTTGTTGCGCCTTGTAAATCAGTGTCCCAATCTTGATCGCGCCGCCTGGCTTAAAACTTTTCCACCGAGACTGTACGGATTTAGCATCGTAGTTTTTAGCCGTTTCACTCCATGCCGAAAACAGGTCAAGACCAGCCTCTCCAAATTCGGATTTCAAAGCCATGCCCACCATGATCCAGTCGTCGGTATTTTCCGACGAGATGAACTGGAGAGCAGCGCGAATCATTTCAATGCTGGCTGGTACGATCATTACGTATTACTTTCGACAGAACAGCGTTTGAGATCGGCTATCCACTGCTCGATGTTGTCATACGACTCCATACCAAGCCGGTCAACCGTGCCATCAGGCTTGAGAACAGATGGCGTATCTTCGTGGACACCAAAGAGCGTGATGGGATAAGGCTGTAGCGACTCACGGTCGAGCGCCCAGCCAATGATTGCGTCTAGGCTATACTTCGTCACGACCTCTGGCCTATCTGTATCGCAGCAAGGGCTAATGACCGAATATCCAGGCGCTGCAGGAATCACCTGCATCGAGATATAGGTAGTTGGCGAGTTGCGCCGGCCTTCCTTCATTTCGAGGCCTCCTTCTCAAGACCACGAATAAAAGCTTCGATGGCCTCTGAAGACCAAACTATCGACCGCTTCCCCAATTTAATTGACTGGGGGAATGTGCCTTCCTTCATACGTTTATAAATTTCGGTTCTGGAAAAACCCGTCAGTTGCTGCACGGTAGGCATGCGCAGAAGCCGGATTGGTTGCGGAATCAATTCTTGTTGAGCACTCATATTTTTCATGGGTTGTCATACGTTAAGGAAAGGCCATGCTATCGACGGAGGTGTCTCATTTCCCGGAAAACTGAGACAACTTGTTATGGCTTGTTCTTGTGTGCACTCTTGTGTAAGCGCATGGACGCCAATGCTAAAGACCAGGCCTTCTCACTTCTATAAAGAATGGAAAAATCTTGGCCTAGTCATTCCGTCAACGCATCTTGCTGGTCTGAATCTTGGCTCTTCGCTTAGATAGCTCCAGCCAGAACGATCAGTAGGAAGAGCAACACCAGGCACACACGAGGGTGACGACCAAGCCAGTCATCGGGGTTCAGGAACCAGTTCATGCCCGACCTCGGCAAATGTCAGTGCGGTGGATCTCAACCATAGATTCGATTTCAGCCGAAAGCAGATGAGCCAGCCAGAGGATGCTGTCCTGGTTGTCGTCGGACAGATCTTGGAAATGACGAAGACCATCCCCGTGAATTGCCATAAGCAGCCCAGAGAGCTGGCTAGACCTCATTGCGAGGTGATCGTGAGCACCGCCACGTTCGATGAACATGCGGCCGTATGGCGTGGGAAAGCTACCGACGTAGTCAGTAGTGTTTGTCGCAACATTTTTTTCGTCAGATAGTGACGATTGCGGATTGTTTGTGTTAACCTTCGTTTCGTTGTGCATGTGATGCTCCTCTAAGACGTACGTGTCCAACACCGCAGTTTCGAAGCCCACCTTCGTCGCTGCAGTAGCTTCCCGGTTCCGCCGGGCTCGGTTGCAAAAGAAATCCGAAGGGTCGACTGGCAGGTCGGCCCTTTGTCTTTCCAGATCTTGTTTAGTTAGATCATCCTGTAGCTTTCTTGAATTTGTCGGTATCGATCACGAGCAACTTGTGACATTCGGTGCAATTATTGTGATTCAATAACCACGTGAGAGCAAGTAGTTTTTGTGATTCTTTTTCACGTACAATGAGCAACATGGACAACACACCAAAACACTCAGGCGGTCGACCCAGACTCCCGGAAGGGCAGAAGCTGGTTCAGCGTTCCATCAGGCTCTCAGCAGACCAATGGGCAAAGATTGATGAACATGGCCTGGAATGGCTACGACAGCTCATTGAGGAAGCCCCTACCATCGGCAGCAAATCTGATTAGCATCCATTGAATATTCATTGAATAGTGTTATGATGTTTCAACACATTCAATGGGGGTTCAATGGACGGCAAAACAATAGTCGTCGCCAGTACCAAGGGCGGCGTCGGCAAGACCACAATCGCACTCAACATCGCTATCGGCCGGGCGATGCAAGGCCGGGATGTCTGGCTAATCAACGGTGACCGCCAGGACACCGCATCGACCGCGATCGCAATTCGTGGCGAAGCAGGCCGACTGCCTACCATCGCTACCGCGCACTATCCTGACGGTAGCGCCCTGCGCACCCAGCTGCTGCACCAGCGTGAAAAATTCCAAGATGTTGTGATCGACGTTGGTGGCCGAGACAGTACGGCCCTCCGGGCGGCACTGTCCCAAGCTGATCTGGTGTTAGTCCCATTCCAGCCTCGATCGTTTGATATCTGGGCTGTTGCTGATATTGCTGCTTTGGTAGAGGAGGCCCGCGCACTATCGGGCAAACCAACCCAGGTGTACGGCTTCCTTAACATGGCCGATATCGCCGGTTCAGATAACAAAGAAGCAGCTGAAACATTGGCTGACTACCCATCCATAAAGTACCTCGACACCCCGATCCGTCGTCGCAAGAGCATTGCAAATGCTGCGGGAAATGGTATGTCCGTCCTTGAGTATCAGCCAAAAGATGAGAAAGCCATTGCAGAGCTGAACGCACTGCTGGCCGCTGTCTATTGAATATTCATCAGATATTAAAAAGAGATTCAGCGAAGACTATGTCTATCATTAAACGCCCACCGACTC